AATTGTGAGCGTGGCAATGATCTTGCCGCCTTCGCTGCGAACGCCGGACACGTAGCCCATCACGTCCGCCACACTCCGCTGCCTGTGCGTGTCCAACACGGGCAGCCGTTCGGTATGAAGTTGCACCGCGTCCGGCCCGGTTGCGAGGTGCTCCATGAACGGCCCGCGCGCATCGCGGCGTTGCACGCCGGTCCCAGTTGAAAGCACTGCTTCAACCGTGCCCGTTGTCGGGTTGTACGTTGAAGGCGCGAGCGTGATGGAGCGGATTGCCAACTCAGTTTGCGCCAGCATCTGCGTTCTCTCCCTTCATGGTGCGGCGCAAGACGGGCTGCACCGTAGCGTCCAGCCGGCGGGCAAAGTCGGTGAACGCCTCGGCCCATTCCTGCTTGTCCGTCTGGCTGCGCCACACCTCCACCCGTTCCTTGCCGGACTGGCGCACAATGGTTGCGACAAAGACGGCAGGGGGCTTATTTGCTCGCGCCAACGGTCGGCACTCCTACAGGATTGGCGGTTGCCGTATCGAAGCTGATTCCGAGCTTCTTCTCTCGCGCCTTGTCGGCGGCAATTTCGGCGTCTAGCACCTCGATGTTGTACCCACGTTCTGCCACGGCCTGACGGCGTGACTTGAGTCCCGCCGCGATTGCTTCCGCTTCGCCTTCCGCGTCTTTGAGCGGATCAATGAAGCCTTGCGCGGGCGGATAGAACTCGACGGCAAGCCAGGATTCCGGGTCGGACTCAAAGCCCGGTGCTTCGATCCTGCCCGCAAGTACCTCCAAGGTCAGCCAGCGCCGATAGATTGGCCGCAACCATTGCGGGATATGCACATGAAACTGAGACTGGTCGATGCGTGCACGAAACTCGATTAGAGCGGCGCGCGTGCTGGAATAGTTTGCTTGTGACAGGTCGCCGGTCAGAAGGTATTCGGGCACGCCAAGACCGGCCGCCACGCTGCGCAAACCGAGTTTGACTTGCTCTATGCCACTGTTCGATTGCTGGGGCGTGCTGAATTTTATGTCAAAGCCGGACGGCAAAATCTTCATTGTGCCGGGCTCGAGTCCGCCCTCAAGTACGGAACCGTTCTGCTGACCGTCATACGGCGCCACGCCGGACGAATTTTGATCGATCAGAAAAGCCGCGTGCATGGCTGCAACCTTGTTGCCCACAAGCATAGCGTCTTGTAGCTGGTCAATTTCGTTCAAAGCCACAAGGATTGAGGTGGCATCCGGCAGGCCGCGCGTCTGACCCGGAAAAGCCGGTTTGAACACGTGGCAAACATCCTCGGCGGGCAACCGCACGGGTGGCGCTACCGAAACGAAAGGAATTTCGCCGATATGCTCGCGCAGCCAGTACGCTACCCGCTGCCCGGCACGGTTGAACTCGACTCCTTCCGTGATGCGTCCGCCATCGGGCAGCATCCGGTTGTACGTGTTGTCAAGTGCCATGGCCGGCAGCACGCGCAGCCGCAGCCCGGAATCCGTGGCAACCATGTGAATAATTGCTTCGCCATCCACGGCGCGGGCACGTTCGACAAGGCTTTGCAGCCCATACAGGTCGGTTCGTCCGTCCAGGTCGGCAATCATTGACCATGCAAGGAACGCCTTGCCGATGGCTGCCCGCGCGTCTTGATCCGCAACCATTGACTGCGGCGTGATGCCGGCGCCGATCGTGCCGGCCACAAGGGCGTTGATGCCGTTCGCCATCCACGGGTTATTCGCTGCCGCCGCCTGCGATTTGGCGCGTACCTGCCAAAGCGAGACGGAGACAACCGCGTTGCCGACTCCGCCGAACAGCGGCGCGCCTTGGCGTGCCCAGCTTGCAGCGTCTAGCAGCGCGCGCTTTGCCAAAGTCACTTTAGGCGCGGCTGCCTCGGCCCTGCGGCGAAAGAAATCCAAGAGGGCCACTGGATCAGCCCTGCGCCTCGGCGGCTTCGGTCCGAGTCATCCAAAACGAAGGGTCAATTTGAACACCTTCCTCCAAGGCGCGATCTTGCAGCGTCGATATGGCGCTTGAAGCGTTTGCTACGACTCCAAGGATGAACTCGGGCTGCTGGGCCATTTCAGTGAGAGTACCGACAAACGGCCGGCGCTTATCCCGCGCTGTCCACAGAGCGCCTAAGAGGATTGCAGGCCGGCTGCGGTCACGCAACGCAAGGATGAGGTCATCCCATCGCCGCTGCATAAGGATTTGCGCAGCACTTCCGACTATTTCAGCAGAAAGCTTCCGGTCAAAAGGAAGGTCCGCAAAGTCAGTTGCAATGATGAGAAGCAGGGCCTCGAAGGCGCTATAGTTGATGTGGTAGCTCTGACGATCAGACTCCTGGAACGGTAACTGGTCCCGTTTGGCGAGATTCTTGAACCTCTCCGCATCCAAACGCGCACACTTCAATAGCTCCTCGCGACGCATCTATGCCTCCATGGGGTCAACATGACGACATAAAGACTCATCGCTCGGCACGTAAAGAACTAAAATGTTAAGAATAATTTACACGGATTCCGTGTAAACTAGAGATTAGCTCAAAACGACTTGGTGCAATCAAATAGCCATCCCGGTTTATTACTTCATCAGTTCCGCTGCGGACTTGAAAGCAATGTTTATGAATCGGTGCCAAAAAGTTAGTTGATTTTCTTTAACGAGCTTGCTACCTTGGGTTGCAGACGACCGGCACACAACGCTTGGTAGCCGGGTTGTCATCTGTGCCTCAAACGCAAAGGATTGGCTATGGCTACGCGGATCAAACTCCATCTCGTTCTGTTAATTATGGCGACATCAGCACAAGCAAGGACTTTTAGCGAAGCTCAACAAGACTACGGAGACATGATGGATATAGCACTTAGAGCCGAACGATGCATGAGTTTAAAAGGTAATCCCTTGTTATCAAAAACAACTTATGATTTCGCCGAAGTAGAGACGTTGATGCACCGATATATGATGGATCAGGCTCATAACCCTGACCTTGATGAGCCGCTTGACTTGATTATGGGGCTGGTAAATTGGCGTTTAGATATAGTCGATGCAGAACTCGCATACAAAAAGCGATACGGAAAGACGTGCACGTAGCGTGCCATTCTAACGATGTAGCCAAGAACTTCGTATTGTCGTTTGCATTGGCGGACGGCTGCCCGCACTCGCTAATTCTTCCTGTCGCCGATCTTGATTTACAGTCACGATATGCCGGGCAGCCATGGCATAGACCAAGCAATCCAACGCCTCGGCCTGCATGCCGGGCTTCCGCTCAAACCGGCGGACAGGCTGGCCTTTGACGTAGCGGATCACCCTTCTCTCGGAACAAAGCTGCTCAAAGTAAGTTTGAGGTAGGCTTGCGCTAAACCGGATCGTGCGGCCCCGGTCCAAACGCGTGATTATCTGCGCCTTTAGCCCATCCACGCCCACAATGAAGAGCTTGGAGCGGCCTTTAGACTGGCTGGCCTGTATGGCAGGGCGGGTGCCCGCTACGCCCTTCCCGGCCAATATATGACGGTTATAGCGGGGGGCGCAGAACGCCATGACGACATCGGTGTGCCCGCCGGACCCGGAGTCCACCACGGCAGCGTCAAGCCGGAGCGTGCCGCCGTTCGGGTGCTTCCACGTGCTGCGCAGTAGCTCATCCACCTCGGCCCACGTGCTCGCATCGTGCGGGCTGCCCCATATGACGACATGGCCGAGTATCAGGGCATCGGTGCGGGAGAACCCGACAAAGCTAGTTTCGATTCGATCTTCCTGCACGTCCACGCCGGCGGTTACGATCAGCACCTCGGGCGGAATATCCTCCAAGCTCCAAGGCTCGGCCCGTGCAGCCAATGTGTTTTCGTCCAATTCCTCGGCAGCATCGGCCCATCCTTCAGCCAGGATCGTGTTGACGAAGGTTTGCAACTGGTCGGGCTGCCCCTTGGCCGCGACAAACTCACTTGCGAGCTTGCCCCATGCCGCGTTCACGTGCGGGCTGACCAGAGCATTGATTCGAAAGCCGGCATGCCCGATCACGTCCGGCGCCGTTGCCCGCCAGGCGCCCGCCTCCATCATCGCGGCCTTGTGCTTCTCGGCAATAAGCGCCTCGCACGATGGGCAGCGGAACGCCGCCGTTTCGGGCTTGTCGGGCTGCCATTCGATATGGCGCCAAAGAATTTCGGTGAATGTGCCGCACGCCGGGCATGGCACCTCGAAAACCCGCTTGTCGCTTTGCCCATAGCTGCGAAGCACATTCGACGTTGCTTCAAAGGTTGGCGTGCTGCCTATGACAATCTTGCGGTTAGCAAAACTCATGGTCCGGCGCTCGGCCAACGTGATCGGATTACCTTCGGGACCAGGCTCGCAAGCGTCCGCCTCATCAACCAGCAGGATGCGGACATTATGCCGCCGGAGATTGCGCGGCGCCTTGGCAGCCACGATTTTTAGGCTGCCGCCCGGAAATCGCCGGCTTAGCAGGGTGTTCCGCCCGCCTTCGTCCGCCTCGGCCGTCAACAGGTCCCGCAAGGCTGGCGTCGCCGCAAAGATCGGTTCCAGGTCGGAAACCACATAATCGCGGCAGTCGGCTTCCGTCGGCAGCAGCAGCAGAATCGGGCTTGGTTCATTCGCCACGAAGCTGCCCACGGTTGCCGTCAAGAGCGTGGAAAGCCCGATGCGCACACTCTTGACCAGCGTAACCCGCTCGATCTCCGGGTTACTGATAGCGTCGGCAATCCCTACCTGAAATTTCCATAAACTCACTTTGCCCGGCAGCGCGCTTACATCTTCCGGCAGCCGCAAGTGAGTTTGAACCCATTCCGATAGCGACAACCGCGGCGGCGGAATGAGGGACGCCATGGCCTTTGCGCGAACGGCCATGACGGGCGGACTAAGTAGCATTTACGCAACCTCCATAAATGCGGCTTGGCCAGCTCGACGGCTTGGCGGGCACTCCCCTACCTGCCGAGGTGCCGCACCCGTCCAGGCGCCCAAATATGGGCGTTTTCGCGCATCAAAGCTCATCGTCGCCCAGCCGTGCGAGGCAATCGCGTATCTCCCGGTCGATTCCGGCCACGTCATGCGCGGATAGATGCCCAAGCCGCTGCTGAATCCGTCCAGGCAGTGCCAGGAAGCCGGCGCGCAGGTCCCGCAGGATGGTTGCCCACGCGGTTTGCACCTCGGCAGCCGGCAGCATTTCGCCCCTGGCTTGGGCGTTCTTCAACGCCT